AATATTCTTCAGACTTGCCCCTTGCGCTTTTAGCCGCACTTCTGGCCGCATCGTATTCACGCTGCTTCCTAGTCAAATCCTTTTGCGCAAGAGCATAGTTCTCGCGCAATCTTTGGTTTTCCTGCGCAAGTTCAAGATTCCTGGCCTTTGCCAATTCAATGCTTTCACGTTGCTTCGCCGTTTCAAGGTTGTACTTCTCCGATATGGCGTTAAGATTCTGGCGATGTACGTTCCTTTCGTTTTCCAACGTAATAATCTTCGCGTCATTCGCCTTTATCGCCGCCTCGTTTGCTGCTATTTCATCGGCAATGCGCTTTCTGGCCGTTTCTGCTGCAACCATTTCAGCTTGTGCCTTTTCAGCAATTATCTTTTTCGCTTCGACTTCAGATTTCAAAGCAGTCATTGATTCAGTCGTAGGCACACGCGACAAACGCTTGCTTGCGACATCGTATTCATTCCGCGCACGTGTATAGTTGGAAGCATCAGCACGAGCCTTCGCCGCCGCTTGCTTCGCTTGCTTTTCCTGTAGTATAATCTGTTCACGCAATTCTGACTTCGTTCTCTTCAAAGTCGCAATGCGCTTTTCCTCGGCTGCAAGCAATCCCTTCGCTCCTCGCTTACCTTCTTTGACAGCAATCCTCCGCATTTTAATCGTCTCTTGAGACGCTTTCAAATTCCTATTCGTGCGTTCAAGTTCCGCCTTGCTGTGAGCCAGTACATTTTGAGCGTATTCTGCACGTGCCGCCGACTTTTCCTTCATTGCGGCCAAACTATCCATTTCGGACTTTTTTTCTTCCGCAGCCTTTTCAAGTTCAATACGTTTATTAAACGCCAATTGAGCCGCCTGTGCCTTCAACTGCGCGACACGATAATCACGCGAAGCCGTCTTTGACGTTCCAGCGGTTGCCGTTGCCGACTTTTCCGCTTGTTCCAAAGAACCACGCTTTTCGATGTTCTGCTTCTTGATTGCAAGCGTCTCCGATTCGATTGCGGCAATCTTCTTGCGCGATGCCTCAAGTTCTGCGTTTGCCGTTTTCGATGCAATCATTTCCTCCTGGCGCAAAGCCTCAATCTTTGCGCTTCTTTTGGATATTTCTGCCCTGTTTGCATTGATGACCTTTTCAGATGCAACCAATTCAGCCTTTGCGGCCTTTTCCTTTGCCGCAAGGACTTCACGCTCCTTTCCAAGACGCGCCGCCGCCGCTTCCTTTTCAACCGCAACGCGCCTAGATTCATTGGCAGTCGCTTCGAGATTTCGCTTTTGTTCCTCGATTGCCGCCTGTTCAGCCTTTTTAGCCACGCCAGTAAGCAAATCGTTCAACTTCTTCAATGGTGTCAAAAGAACCTTTATGCCATCAAACCATTTTGCGAACAAGTTTGCACTTGTGCCTAGCATTGCGAAAACAGCACCTATTTTCAAGCTCGTTGTCAACACTTCCTTGAACAATGGACTTGCTTCACGAATCTTATTAAGAATCTTCGTGAAATTCTGAATCCACGGGCCAAACGATTCTGCTACAATCGCTCCGACTTCTATCTTCAGGTCATTCAATGCGGATTCCAAACGCTTGATTGCACCATAAATGCCAGAATCCATCTCTTCAGCGACACGCGCCGCCTCGCCCTTTGCCGACCTCAACTTGAAAAGCAACTGGTCTATTGCTTCTGCGTTCACAGTCAATGGCAAACCAGCCAAAGAGCCACGAACCTCGAAGATTTCCTCGGCAAGATGGATTCTTTCAGGGGATTTCAGCGTCTTCATCACTTTGGCTATGTCTGCCAAAGATTCATGCAACGGACGCAGCTCGCCATTCAAGTTCTTGACGCTCACGCCATAACTGTCAAGCAACGCCTGAACCTTCGGGTCTGCGAAACGCTTGATTGAACGAGCAAGTGCCGTTCCTGCCAACGAGCCGCGAATACCCATGTTGGCAAGTATTCCGATTGAGGCAGACATCTCCATGATGTCCTGATTCGCTTGCGCGAAACGTGGGCCAGCCTTTGAAGCTGCTTGAGCGTAGTCCGTCAAAGTCTGCGATGACTTGTTGACAGTCGTAACGACAATATCGGTGACTCGCCCCAAGTCGCTTGTCTGCAATCCGAAGACGCGCATGTTGTTACCAGCGATTTGCGCAGCAAGTCCAAGTTCATCGCCAGTGGCCTTCGCCAGATTCATAACTGGCTTTGTAGCCGCATTGACCTCCTTTGCTGTGAATCCCAAGCGGCCTAGCGCAACCATAGCGTCGGACACCTGTGACGTTGTGAATGACGTGGTACGTCCCAAATGCCTTGCATGTGCGGCCAATTCGTCCATAGCATCGGCAGTCGCAGACGTGATTGCCTTGACCTGCCTCATCTTCAGGTCAAATTCGGAAAAGGNATCTACAGCGGCCTTGAAAGGAAGTTGCATCATAGTGGCAACGAATGTCACCTTGTCACCATATTGACGGACACCAGCAACAAAACGCTGCAATTTGGACTGTGCTTGCTTCAAACCATTGGTCAATTCGGCACTGTCCATCGACACCTTGACAAATGCCGCACCTGCAAGAATTGAGTTCAAACCAGCCATATTGCAACCACCTATTTCTTTTCTTCCATAGTATTTATGACAACCTGCTTGAACAAATCCCAAGCGGCCTTGCCATTGATTCGATTGTTCGCTTTGGACTTTTCGCGTATCGCGTATGGATTGAAATCGTCAGGATGCGCGACCTTCGAGTTCTTAGCCCTGTTTATGTTGCTTATCAACGCCTCAAGAGAGGACGTCTGCTGCCAATCAAAGTTGCCCTTTGCGTCTGCCATCCACTTCAATTGCCGCAAAGTGAACGGGTCAGGATTTATTCCGATGATTCCTGCGTATTCGTAAGCAACTTGTTCAATTGTTCTTCCATGCCATCCTGAAATTCCTTGCTGCTTATGAGACTGTCCAGATGCTGTTCCGCCCTTGCCTTGAAGTTCCTCGTCTTTTCGTAGATTAGAGTCAGCATCTTTTTCTTCACGGGCTGGGAAAAATTTATGATTTCCTTTATCAAAGCATCGACAGCGTTTTCAATGGCTTCAGCATCAAACACTTCTGCAAACGAGTCCTCATCAAGTCCAAATTCTGCAACTTGTTTCTTGCACAGAGAAAACAACACGGNAACGAGAAGATAAGCGTCATCGGACAATTGCTGTAAAATTGTCGTGTCAACGCCATNNTTGTCAAAGTTGATGATGTTAATCAAATCGACACCGCATTCTGCCTTCACACGCTTCGCAGTGCCAANATTGAGGTCAATTGTCCATTGCTTGCCTGTTTTGTCGTTAAAACAAATCATTCAGTTGTCTCCATTTTTTGTTTCCATTGNCATTTTTGAATAGAACTCCATGCAGAGCGTTTCCGATACATGGAGTTCTATCAACGGCTCACTCAATCATTGAAATCAAGTTGCAGAACCAGTACCAGTCTTCCAAGACGGAGCGCGACCAGCCGTACCACCGATGTTTGTAGGCTTTGCCGTAACGGAAATGCTGACACCTTCCTCAAGGTTCTGTTCGATGTTGAACTGCGTTATTGTCGCATCGCAATCAAGTCCAGAACCAGCACCATCGGACACGAACAACGCGATTGCCGTGTTGCCGAAGAACGCAGTGGAAATAGCCGACATGTCTTCGTCAGCGGTATCGTAGAGCATTCCCCATTCAATGCTTGCCTCCTTCAACGTGGCAACGGAGACGCGCCAGCCAGAAGCGGCACGAGTTGTGATGTCGGCTTCACCTGTTTCAAGAGAACAAGTCACATCCTTCACGTTTTTCATTTCCGTTGCTGCGGTAGTTCCTGCCGTTCCACGGAAAAGTTTGCAATTAAGACCAAGAACAATAGCCATTGTCTTTTCTCCTATTGGTTAAACATTTCTCAAAGAGTTCTTCCACATAGGCGAGAGATGCGGCAATGACTTCATCAAGGCTGGAACCATGTACGGACGTGGAGCATACCTAACCAGAATACTACCTGCGTTTTTGGACATGAACCTGTGATAAAGCCGTGTCGAATGCTCTGCCTGACGCTTCGTGCGAATCTTTATCCAAACAATCTTTCGCCCTGTTTTGGGGTCAACCCTTGCCTCGCGGCGAATGGCCTTGTCTTTCTTTGCCGCATTTGGTAGCGTTACTGGTGCTACAGAACCAATTTTCACCCCATCCCACAAGTCTGGGTCGATGTCCTTGACAATCGCCTGACCGCCGAACTCATGCAACCTTGCGACATTGGCCAAGCCTCGCTTGATGTACCGAGGGCCGATGTACGCCGCATTTTCGTCCGTGTCGAAAATGATTGACCTCTTCAATCCAAAGTGGTCGTATGGGGAATGCAGTTTTTCAGAATGTTTGTTCGGGTCGCTTCTGTGCTTGACGAAATCACGAGCGATTTTCCGCACATAAGCACCGCATCTGCGGAGAACCTTGTGCTGCGCACGTTCAAAGGCTTTTTCAACCTTCTTGTCGTGCAACTCGAATCTTGAGGTAATCTTCATCATGCCAGCTCCTTGTATGAAACTTCGATGACACCGATGAAAACGCCTCTTGACTTCAATTCGTCAACTGCGAACAGAGGCTCCCATACAGCCTTTACGCAAAGGCTGTTGCCGATTGACTTCTTGAGCAAATCCTCGCCAATCTTCTCTACAAGAAGAACCAAGTCTGGAATCGCCGCCATCTCACGGCATTTGTGAATGACCGCCACATCGACCGAGTTCACATTCTCGTAAGCGGCCCTCGTTGCGAATTTGCGCTCCTTGCCTACAGGCAACACAACGACACGCATATCCTGCATCTTCTTCAAATCAAAGTCAGGCGTGAATATCACTTCCGCATTGTACTGCGAAAGCAATTCAGCGACCCCATTGGCAATGTCAATCACGCTAGAAGCCATTTCTAAACCTCCAATGGATGATATTCATCGTTTCCAATCGCTTGAGTGTGAATCCGATACGTTTCATTCGTGCCGCCAGAATACCTCCAGCAAGGCTCGTTGTTTGGCGTAAACACCTCGAACAATTGCCCATTTCTGACAATGACATCGCCAGCAACAGGCTCATGTTGAAGTTCCTGAACAGAAATGATGAAGTCAATGCTTCTCGTGTGAATCGAAAATCCGTTGGTGTCATTGCCGCTGAACATCGTTCCACCGACAACAGCATTGACTTTCTTCCACTGGCTGACACCACGCAAGCGGTATTCAACCACTTCGGACGCATACTGCTTCAAAGTCTCGTCCAAAAATGATTCACCTATTGCAAGAATGTTGTCAGCCATTGGTCATTCCCTCGTTACTGCGAATTGCTTGCGCTGCTGGAACTGCTGCATTCGCTTGCAGACGAGGAATCGTCCCCATCGCCAGCCGCGCCGACATTGATGACGGCGCGAACAGTTCCGTCTTCGCTCTTCGCGGCTGCAATCGCAATGCCAAGATAGATGTCAGTCTGCGCTGTCGTGGCCTTTTCGCCGTCCCAATACAGGGCCGCGCCAAAGGCGATAGCACCAGTTCCCTTCACGAAATCGTAAGCACCAACGATTGCGAGTGCGCCGAGTGCGCCAGCCTTGATGTCGAGTTTGGCGATACCGACAATAGTACCGACCTGCACGACATCACCAGCGTTCACATCTGCCGCGGGGATGTAGTCAATCGTTTCTCCCCTCTGAACATATTTTGCCTTAAACATGATNAATGTCCTCCTTGTTGTTATCAACCGCCGATGACCTTCAGGACACCACGATAATCCTGCTCACGAACACCGATGTCGAAGTAGATTCTAAACCACATGCCAAGCGTATTGAAGTCCGTGTCACCCTGTTGGATGGTAGGAGTGCGCTTGCCCTTCAGGAAGCCAATCTCGAATGTGTCAATCTCGCTTATTGAAGTCCGTGTCACCCTGCTGGATGGTAGGAGTGCGCTTGCCCTTCAGGAAGCCAATCTCGAATGTGTCAATCTCGCTTGGATTGCCGAACAGATACCAATCTGCGGCGTTCTTGAGGTAGGGACTTGAAACAATTTCAAGATTCTCATCGGACATGACGTTGTAGGCTGGCATCTTCGCGTTGGAAGAGCCAGTGGCAATCATGAGAGCGGAATGCAGGAGTTCCTTTGCGGCGAACTTCAATGCAGACGGAACAAGCAGTCTGCTTGCGGAAGTCGCAATCGGCTGGCCATCCGCATCGACCTGATTCTCGAACATCTCAATTGCCTTCTGCAAGGATTCCTTGCCAAACGCGCCATCTGTGGAGATGATGTTCCTGTGCGCAGTGCTGAACAACGCAGAACCGTCTTCCTGCGTTGGATTGGAAATCAGACGCTCGAAGAACAGCTTGTCAACAAGTTTGGCGGCTCTCTGTCCCATCATCGCAGGAATCTTGGCGAATGCGTCAAGGTCATCGTCAATAATCATCTTGCGAGTGAGGCAGAACTTCTTGCCGTAAGTATCGAGTTGATTGACGGCATGTTCCTCGGTGAGACCGCCTTCCTTGATTTCGCCGTCAGGAGCAATCGGTTCAAGGTTGCCCATGTCGGTGAGACGATAGCGGTTGCTGGGCTTGAAATCGGTGAGGCTTCCAGTGGAGCAAAGGCGATATGCGGCAGGATTGACAGCCTCATACGACTTCATCATCACCTTGTTGGCAACGNTGGAAAGTATGCCAGGGAGTGTGANTGTGCTGAAAGCGGCACGGATGTCATCGTCATTCATGCCAACGCGAGAATGAACGGACGCGCCAGACAGCTTGATTGCCTCGTGAATCACTTCCTTGAGGGAAATGTCACAGATGTTTTCAGCCGCCTCGACA